GAAATAGTATCCGGAGGTAAGGGTAAACGGAGTGAACTGCTTCTTGTATGTTACAAAGGCGGTATTATCCGTAGTGCTAATTATGTTTAGAATATTAGCCCCGTCAAAATCTACAAAAAAGTCGTACTCAATAGCTGAGTTATTGAGGAATGGCTGCTTGCGGTGAATCCGATTAAAATCACCAATAGTATCCTTGCCTGTCTGTGCGTAAGGAATCAAGCTCTGGGGAGTAACCAATAGTCCAGTCGGATTCCAGTCCTCAACGTCAGCTACATTTGATTTCTTAACGGAATCAGTTTCCGTTGCTTGAGCCGTTCCTGCAACCTGTATTGATACAGTACCATCTGAATTCTTCTGAAGGTTTCCAGTTCCTGTTGCAACAACCCAAGCATCATTATTGTTCTTGTAAATACGAACTGTACTATTGGTTATACCTTCATAAATAGTTGTTCCGCTTTTGCCTATAGTCGTATCTCCTGTGTACGCCTTCCCGTTAAAAGTACCAGCAATCTTGTAGTTCTGATTGACCGCACTTGTTGCTGATCCAGAAAGATTCAAGGAAGAAATTATACGCTTTTCTCCACTAACAAGGTATCGAGGCCAGACAGGGCTTTCATCGAAAGCCTCTTGGAACCTTCGGTTAATAAAATGCCGAAGTTGATCCTGTTCACCTGTTGCAAGTTGACCACCAGTACCGACCAGTGCTGAAATTAACTTAAATAGGTCGCCGTAGGTTCTAGTCTGCATTATGCTTTGTTCGGGCTAAGTTCGGGGAACTTCTTATTGTAGTACTTTAAAAATTCTTTAGAATGAACGGTCTCGTGACCGTACTTCTGTGTGAGTCGAAAGAACTCACGGGCCGGGATTGTCGCTACGGGTTTACCGAGTACAGGGTGCGTTGTCCCTTTTAGCTCTTTAGCTTCTTTAGCTGCTTGCTTTGTTCTCTTCGCTTCCGTCTCACGTTCTAGTTTAAATCCTGTACGGATCTCTTTCATAAACGCACGGTCAATCTCCCCATCGGAGTACCGCTTAAGGTTCGGAACAATAATATCCATAAAATAAAGGAAGGGAGTGGCCGCTACGCAGCCACCCCCAACCAGAATCAATTAGAAGTCAACACGTTTGACGCTGAATAGCACACGCATTTTACCGCTTGTGCTAACGTCTAGTGCGCTAGCTGCTGTGATAGTAATGTTGCCATCTGCATCCGCCTTAAAACGGTTTTCGTTGGCTCCTCCACCATCATCCAATAGATCACCAGTATTTACTGATAACCCTGTTGCATTTGCATTGTCAGCTTCAATGAAGCCGTTTGCACTAGCACCTGCGGAACGTGCTGTTCCATCAGGACCAATAGTGATGTTTGAACTTACACTAAATGCTTCTGTTACTTGTAAAGCAACGGCATCGATAAGATCACCAGCTTTTACGGGGAAGTTAACTACAGTTGTAGTATTCCCAGCAGCAGTCGTGAAGTCACCCGGTGTAAGGATGATTTCGTCGGTATAACCGGATGTTCCGGCTTCATTTACAGTTAAACGTGACATAGTATTATATCTCCTTGGTTCAGAATTAGGTTACGTCTTGAATAAGACCGTGTGCGCCGGGGTGGTAAACACCGAGGGTCAATGCACAGTCAACAAAACCACGTTCACCACCACCAAGATTTGGAAGGCGTGTAGAACCCATAGGGATTAGCTCGTGAACACCGTAGTACTCTGGGTTTACGACAAAACCAGAACCAGTAGTCGTGTTACCACCGAAGTTAGGAGCGCAATCAGGATTTTGGTTCACAATGGAAACAACACCGTGATCGGACTCATAGAGGTCAACACTAAGCTTAATTGAACCGCTGTTGCCGTCATAGTTTACTGAACGAATGGATTCAGTTACACCACCAGAAACACGAGCAAAGTCAGCAATAACTTGGCGTAGTCCAGTATCAGCAACAAGCATAAGGTTGTTAGCAGAACCAGTTACACGGAAGATAGAACTGATAATTCCATTAAGTGCTGCTTCGCTAAATGGGTTAGCATTTGCTTCGGCCGTTGTGTAAATGCTATCATCAGGAGTCTGGAATGCACTAGGAACATTGCCAGCAGCACCGTCAAGCCAGTCACCAAGACCACGAAGACGGTTGGCTTGGCCAGCACCATTTTCAGTAGCTTGATCTTGAGTACCAGACAGTGTAGCTTCGATGTCACGCTTGAGTTCACGGATTGCTTTAGCTTCAGCTTGAGCAATCTTAGCAGGACCAACGGAGTCAACAGCTTCCTGTAGATCGGAAACCATATAGTCACGGCGGAACTTTTGGATGCGGTTGCCAAGGCGGGCACGACCCTTGAACTTGTCGTCGAATGCTGTAACATCAGCACCTTCAGAGATACCAGTAGTAACAGGGGCGGACAATGAATCAACGGTCCACTCTACGTTAGTAGCGGAAGCACGTTCTTTGTTAGCAGAAGAAAGGATCGGAGTTTCCTCGGGGGCAAGAATTGTCAGAACATCTGTCAAGTCTTCCCGGTTGGATACACCGGAACCTGTATTGGTTGTATCGAATGTATTTGAAAAGGACATTGTAAATAAGTATTAAGAATTAGTTATCGGCGATTAGCCATTTGTAGTTTTCGCATTTCAGCAAAGTCACGAGCGTTGCCCGATGTACGGAATCTAGTCTGAAGATCCTTCAGCGCTTTCGCAGTTTTCGGGTAGGGGGGGATTGTTTTGAATCAATGGTTTTCCGACCGTAGATACTGTTCGCTGCGTGAGCGAAGAAGTAATCCAGTTGTCCGGATAGATCGGGCGATTCACGCTTTAAGGTTTTCTTAAGTTGTTGAAACCGCTTATCATTTATAATTGATTCGTATTGCTTGCGTGTGTCGTTGTCTTCACCTTTTAACCAAGATAATTCGTCCTCTGCTCGTTTCTTGAATGCAACCTCTAGCTCCTCGCCTTTTTGCTGGGCTTGGATTTTTTGAAGTTGATCCGGGAGAAACGTCTTCTGCGATTTTCTTGCCTGTAATAAGTGCTTACGAACATCTGATTTGGTTAGCTCCTTGCCCTCAACTTCTGTGACGACATCATCCGGTGCATAAGCATCACTCTCGAACAACAGTTCCTCGGCCCATTCGATTATACTTTCAACCTCAGTGGACTTAGCTTGCAGTTCTTCAACTGAATTAAGATTACTGAATGGGTTGTTATCTACTTTTTTGGGGGTATCAAGTGGGTTCTGTTGGCTTAGTTTTGCCTCCAATTCCGCAAGTCGCTCTTCTGCCGCTTTTCGCTTCGCAGTCAATGCACCGAATCGTGCAACTGCTTTGCTGCCTAGCTTTTCAGAAAGCTCCCTTAACTCATCCTCGGACATGGTGTCCAAGTCAATCTGTGAAAGAACGTCTTCTTCGTTCTCAGCAACCTCTTCGGTTTCCTCGGTAACCTCTTCGGTCTCCTCAGTAACTTCTTCGGTAACTGGCTCCTCGGTTTCTTCGGTGGGTTGTTCCTCTGGCTCTGTTTGTTCCGGAGCCTTTTGAGTCATCTCACCGATTCGCCTCGCAGCAAAATCCGTTACGGACATATTTGTATTAACCACTGGACTTTCGTCTGCCCCAGCGTTAGCAGTCGTACTTTGCTCTGTCATAATTTCCACTCATTTACGCCGAGAGATAGCGATGAGCGGATTATAACACAGGGGGTCACATGAAATCACTGAAACGATTCCTCAGTAACTGGAGGTCCGACATCTGTATAATTTGATCGTACGAAATAATTCTACCGGACAGTTGCTGTAGGCGATCCGTTGGGGCCTCGTGCATCTCCTCAATGGTCTCCTCCCGGAGATCGTGGATCATTTTAACAAAGCGAGCGAACGCTTCGTATTCCTGTAGTTTCTTTATGTCTTCCTGAATGTTCATAGATTCTGCGTACTAACGTCACCCATCTGCGCTGGTGCTGTACCGACTCGACCGATCTGTGCATTCTGTGCCTGCTGGATCTGGAAGGTGTACTGCCCTGCGTACTTCTGCATACGAGCAGCAAAGGACTGATCGGTCTGCAAGCGTTGAGTAACATCGGGCTGCTGTGAATACTGTTGGATCACTTGGATTGCAATCTGCGCACCAGCCGGGCGAGCAGGCATTTCAATCCCTGCGTATATCTTAGCGAGGTCGTCAGTAACATTCTTAACCATTTCTTGCTGGGCTGTCTCCACTGGTTGAAGCACCGCATCAGCCATGACTGGGTCAATTTCAACAGCCGCAATATCCAAGAGGCTGTCCACGTTAAGGCGGTTATTAGCATTGAGCTGATTGAGTTGAACGAACTGCGCCAGTTTATTCTTAACAGTTTCTGGATCAGTGTTCTGAACATCGAAGTTAATAAGTATATCAAAGTTTTCATCGGGGTCCCCCTTGGTGAATATTTGTGGATCAGGTGTTCCTGTTACTCGAAAGAATATTTCATCAGCCCCGAATCTTTGGAAGCACTTGAATGCCATGCGCAGTACCTCTGCGGTGTGGCTCAAGAACTTATCAACCAAGAACTGCTGACGGATCTGGCTCATTTGAGATCCCTCGTCCAAGCCTACTAGCCTATCGGCTAGCTCGGTAAGAGTCTTTTCCATCTCGAGGGACCCTTGGTTGTAGGTTGGGGTCGGGGCGAAGTCAAGATCCCCCTTCCGTCGATACGGAATCATCCGACCGGGTCCCCAATCGTTCGGTGCTTGTCCCACGGGGTGCAGAATCGGAGGTAGTGTGGCTAGGCTGTTTCTGTCAATCCTTGAATCCCGCTCAACTTTTACCTGATTCTGGATACCCCGCAGGAGGCTTGGCATGGTCTGTGCATCGTAAAGGCGTTTGCCGTCCTCGGATAAACGGGTAACGACAACCGGGTAGTCCTCGTAACCGTTCAGTAACTCGAACTTAGCGTATCCCGGGGTAGTCTCATTCCCGGTGAACTCCTTGTGAAATACTGTGCAGTATATACCCTCTGAGCCATCCTCTTCGTCAATGAGTCTCTGGTATCCATAAACGATCTCGATTAGCTCCTCGGCTTCGTAGGCATTGTCCGTGAGGCTGATTGATCGACGGCCCTCCTGCTCTCGCTCGATGCTGTCAATGTTTACACCACGGTACTTATCTATGACGTACTCCACGAAGTCCTCATCCCAGCCGTCAGTAGTTACCTTGTTCTGTAGTTCCTGCGGTGTATAGTAAGTTCTCCAGAAACAATACGGCGCACGCTGCGGATCAGTTACGTAGGGAGGAAAGAAGAAGTCTCCGTCCGGGGCGAGTGTCTTTACTTCGGGTGCGTTTACCTGACGACGAACAATAGGAAGTTCTGTCTCTCCGCCCTTGCGTAATTCTTTAAGAGCCTTCTTGGCTCTTTTTTCCGATAGACCGCCAAAAGTATTTTGCAATAAAATAATTAGTTCCTCGTCCTGATTCCCGGATTCAATGGCTCGGTAAACGTCCGGACTTATTTCACCCACCTGTGCTAGATTAATGTTCTGTTTAAAACTCCGATCCTCTCGATGCCAGCCAACATAGGAGATCAGGATACCTCTTTCGAGCAGGTAGTTCGCACCGAGTTCCATTTCTCGGAAGAAACGTGGTATATATCCACTGGATACCATCCACTTCAGGAATCCGGATACTAGCTTTGATCGTGCTATATCGGAGCTTTCGACCGGGAATGCACGGATATTGGCCCTCTTGAGGGCTGACATAAAGAGGGAGACAAGTCTCGTTATACGCTCATCAATGACATGGCATTCGATGTCGCTTGCGCCCTCCCAAGGGAAAGCGTCCGCACCGTGCTTCCGGTGGTCCCGGCTTTTGCCGGGCCAGAAGTTCCGCCTGTCATCGTAAGATGTACGGCATAGGTCGAAGTAAGCCTCGAGTTCCGTTACGGTCTGATCGTATGCGTAGTTAAGGGTCCGGATGTCGGGTTCGTCCGACAAATAAGTCAAAGCCTCTGAAACAGAATTACCGTTCATTTAATTTTTCTGGGATGGATTTAAGTAACCTCCTGATGTAGGTCTTGGATACGCCTATCTTATCATATAGGTCTTCGGTTGAGATAGGTATCTGCGTCTCGTGACGAATGTACCTCTTCAGTATCTCAAAAGCCATGAGCCTATCTGACTGCTCCCTGCACCAGCTATTGCTTAATGTATAGCTGTGTTCACTTTTTAACATATCTGTAACTGACTCCCCTGCTATCCTCCACTGCCTCGAAGGTAATTACCTTGCCAATAAGCTTACCGTGTAGTTTTCGTGGGATCATTACCGGGACACGCTTCCCGATTTCACGACAATGCACGGAGTTATATCTTGGGTTCGGGCACTCGTTCAGGACCCTGCCGATGTAGTTCCTTGGAATAATCTCATCAATGAACAGGCCATCGTCGAGTATATCCTGAGCCTCTTCCGAGATCCAAGTGTTCCTC